GAAGTGGTAACGCCGATATACGGATCAATAGAAACATCATTTTTGCCAGCCGCAGGAAACCCGCCAGTAAAACTAATGCTGGGTTGAAAATTGACATAGTTGCTATTGACCGACAAAAGCGGAGTATCGACCAATACAAGACTACCAGTTGTCTCTTGCTCAAACCATGAGTTTTCAACCGACAGACGATTTATGCCAACGGAATAAACGCTTGTATCGCAGACTTCCATAGCCGTATTGTAGATGCAAACTTGAGCAACATAAAGTACAGGGCCAGGGCCAAACGTATTGGGGACATAAAGCCCGTAATCGCTAGTGCTAAAGTAGCAGCTATCAATCGAAATGATATTAGCAAAAACGGCAGGCCATACGCATTTACCGTTGCCGCCAAAGAAACATTTTAACAGCAGTTGATTGCCGCCGTTTGCACGATAGCCAACTTGGAAATCGGATATACTGACGTTTTCTAAATACCAGTCATAAGCCGTTCCTTGAATACCTAGGGAATTAGCTTGTGCTTTGCCAGGGCCAACCAGCGTAAGATCACGGAAGGAAACCCAGAGGCTTTGGTTATCAAACAGAACGCCATTATGCGTTGAGTTAATCTGTGCGCCAGAACCATAAATTACAGCCTTGCCATTTACGACATTTGGTATTGTTAGCGTGCTGGTGACTTTATACGTTCCTGACGGAAAATAGGTGTTACAGGCAGTGCCTACCATTGCGGCATCAATAGCTGCTTGAATAGCTACCGTATCGTCCGCCACGCCATCGCCAACAGCGCCAAAGTCTTTGACTGAGATGTATTGCTCTAACTTTGTCTGAACAGTCTGTTGAACAGCGCCAGGTTCTGTCAGTGTGTAAGAGATAGCAGTTGCGTTACCAGAGTTAATAACGCCAGTTTCGTTCGTCATAATCTCAATGCTGGAATTCAGCGGAGGAGCGATCGAGAACGTAATAACGTTTCCAGTCAACGTGTAGCTATCTTTTTCCTGATAGACGCCATTGATGAAAATATTGGTGGCTAGGATGGTCGAAGGCGCAGAAGATAGCGTGAAGTCAACCTCAACGCCATCACCAATGAAGTCGTTCTTGACAACAGACGCAGATACAGCGGCAGGATCGAAGCCATAGCCCACAGGACTGTAGAGAACGAACTCTTGGCGCTTGTTACGGATGGTAATAGAGAACTCGCCAGCAGTGTAAAGCAGGGCTGGTGTGCCGTTACGATAGGCATAGCCGTTGCTTGTGCGGATTGGCTGCGTCGCTGGGATTGTAAGATTGGCGTCAAAGAATACCTGAATCGGATTCTGTTCAGGGTCTTCGTTAATCTCACCAATATATAGGTAACCGTCATCCAGCGGCGTGCCGTCTAGATCGGTGAATATTGGGTAAGGGCCAGTAACTTGAGTAAGTGCCATTAGAACTTAATCCCTTGCGTCTTTGGGCTTATAGCCGAAATTATGTTGCAGCGAAAGGTCATTGTGGCATTTCTACTGTTGGCGGTGCTAAAGTCGCTTCTGGCCCAACTGCTTCGGTTGCAAGAACGCCTGCCGAAACTGCTGGAGTAGATTTTGCCACTGCCTTCAGATAGTCTTTAGCCTTGTTGCCTTTTACGCCTATTGTCGCAATGAAGCTACGGAAGGGCTTGCTCATTGAAACCTGATTGATTGCTCGATCAGATACGTCTCCTTTTGTAGCTACATCGTTAAGCAGTCCTTGGAACTCAGGGCTGGAGAACATTTTGCCAGCAGCGCGAATTGCATCTGGATTGCCTCTTGACATTGCTTCCATGATTTCAGGCATAACTAAGCCAGCACCAGGCACAAAGCCCATAGCGCCGCCGACAGCACGCTTGCCTGCCGTTGAACCCATAATACGAGCAATGATGCCTTCAGCGTTCAATGACTCAACGAGCGCCTGATTAGCTTTGCCTGTGGTCAGGACGTTAGCACGAGCCTCAGTGATGCGCTTCGATACCTGATACAAGTCACGGAGCGTATCAGATGCCTTAGGGCCAAGAGCCTGCACGATTTCCTTGTATACTTGTGGGTTAGCACGAAGCTTTGGATAGATGTCCGCAAACTCTGAGAAACCAAAGCCACCCTTTTCAGCGCCACGAGTTGAGCGCGTTACTGAGGCAAGAGCCGTTGCGACAACTTCCTTGCGAAGATCGTCAGGAACAGTTTTCATGAGCCGTGCAAAGTCGCCAGCCTCACCCTTTGCGCCGCTAGTAATAGCCGATCGCATTTTGTTGGCGATACCGCCTTCAAGGTCTGTGCCGAAAGCATTGACAATACGGTCACCCAATGCACGCTCTTTTGCGTAGATAAGGTTAGCGCCGCGCAGTTCCCGACGCACTTCTTCGCCAGCGACACGGCTCACGTTGTCTAACTGGTCAGATGCCAAGGCAGCATAAAGCCTTTTCAGCGTTGCTTCATCCATTGAACCATATGGCGATTCTTGGCGCTTCAATGCCTTGCCGATTAGATTCTTTTCACGGATCAATCGACCATAGGTAATGTCGCCGCCGCCAGCTTCGCCCGTCTGGAACAATGCCAGCAGTTTCTTTTCTGGCGCAGTCATGCCTTCTTGACCAACTTCGCCAGCAATGTCTGTCAAAGTGGTGAACAAGTTATCTAGCTGCACAGGCGTTTGCTTTGGAACAGCAGCATCAACGCGCTTGTAAATCTCACCAGCTTGGTCATTCAATGCCTTGCGGGTGGTTGTTAAGCTATCCTTCACGCGCTGAGACACAACGCCTGGAGCAATCGCGCCTTCAACGAACTGTGCGTCAAATTCACGCATGATGTTATCGGCTTGATCGACAGCGTTAGAAACAGCCGTTCTGAATCCTGCCTCTGCCTCACTGCCAGCAAGTGAACGCGTCAATCCAACAGCCGCACGCACTTGTGGGTTGTCAGAGAAAACGTCAGCAGGAACATCAATGCCAAGACGCTCTGCCGCCGCCTTTGCTTCTGGGTTGATTTGCGCTTGTTCAGCTATCTTAATTTGAGCGTTCTTTGCCGCACCGCCTGTTCCAGATGCCTTGTTAATAAGCGTGCCAAGTTCAGCCGCAGCTTCTTCTGGCGCAACAGCAGCAACTGGTGGAGCAGCAGCTTCAACAGGCGCAGCCATGCCAGCAGCAGTTGGAGCCATATAACTAGGCTGCTGGACAGCACGCAATCGACGCGCCACATCCAATGCTTCAGCTTCTAACTCAGGAGAACCAACGCCTTCTCTCATTGCTTTTTGAAGTTCGCTAAGTCGTTGACCAAGAGCAACTTCTTCATCAATGGCGCTAACTGGTTGCGCTACAGTTCCACCACCGCCCAAGAAACGCTGCGCTAATGCACCCGTTCCTGCGCCAGTGGTAAGGCCAACAACTGTTGGTAATGCTCGTTCCAAGATGCCTGCATCTGGAGCAGCTTCACCAGCACCATAGAGTCCACCGTAGATACCGCCACGCACCGCTTCGCCTGCAATAGTTCCACCAGGGCCTACGCGAGAAAGCGGCGACAGTGCGCCACCAATAACTTCACCAGCCATTGTGGTGATTGGGAATTCTTGTTGAGCGAATTCACCAGCCGCTTGAAGCCGCGCAGCCGCAGCAGGATCGACCAATGCTAATGCTTCTTCAGCAAGGTTGCCAGTTAGTCCACGAATTGAACCAGCCGCCAATGCTGAACCCATACCTGGGCCAGCGCCTTCACGAATACCTGAGCGATTTGGAGTCCACCTAATTTGACGGTTAGGATCGCTTCGCAAAGCTTCAATGGTTTCAGGCGGCAAAGGCTCAGTACCTAGCTGAATGGCTAAGGCATTAACTTCCTCAATAGACTTACCGCTTTGCCATGCGCCTTGAAGAAGGCTGGCAATCTCAATATCACGGTCTGTAGCTATGCGATCTCCTTCAGCAATCTGCAATGCTGGAACACCTTTTGGGCCAGCCTCTGCACCTGCCATAGGTGGAACAATTGGATTGCCCTGAGCATCAATAAACCCAAGGCTCTGCAAATTCTTATTAGCCTGCTCAAGACCATATGGGCCAGCCGCACTACCAAGTCCGAGTATAGTTAAATCACGCTGCCTTTTAAGCGTTTCCCGTTCTTTTGCATCAGCACCTGCACCAGGAAAAAATATAGATATTTGGCTTGTAATTTCTTCAGGCGTAATTGCTGCACCACTTTCACGACGCAATGTCGCCATGGCAAAATTCTTTGCAGCCGAACGATAAAGGCGACGGTCAGTATCGGAAAATCTATTAGCTAAACTAGGAGGCAAAACTTCTTGAGTAGCAAGTGCTATAAGATCATCAGGCGCTAAATTTAAACGCTCAAGTTCAATCTGCGAACTGCGTGCGCGTTGATAAAAATCAAGAGCTTTAGACTGACCTTCTGTTAAATCTGTAGCTCCAGCCTTTGGCGCATTAGGATCAGCTGGGCCACCAGGAATAATCTCTAAATTGCCACTGGAATTATACCGATAGCCACTAGGGGCCTCTCTAGGCTTTTCTGGTTTCTCAGGAGCGGGAGGCACATAAAGGCCACCAGGCACTTGCTGCACCTGATTAGGCTTTGCAACAACAGGAGAGCTATCCCACCAATTTTCTTGAGCAGCCATCAATTAATCTCCAAAACGTCGCCGTGATCCACTAATGTCTGGAGCATTTCCCCAGCCAGGATAGGTTATATGAATTGCGCCTTTGTTGCTAGGTGCAACACGAGCGCCTGGGTACTTTTGCTTCACCAATCTTATTGCCTCAGTCGTTGTCATGTTACCAGGCGGTATAAAATCTATTGAGTCACCAGCAGGGTGGGAGCCGACAGTTGTCTTTGTAAGCCCTTGCGCCTTCAATGAAGCCTGATGCCTTTTCGTCCTAAAGCCGCTTGTTGGAGTAAATCCTAAAGCTCCCAAGTCCTTCACTGGGTCTATATTACTTCCCTTGAAAGTTACCAGACGGAGTAGCCGTCTGACCTCCTGGCTTTGTTCTGATGGAGCCATCTGGTGCTTCATATGATGCGCCAACAGGCAGTCTATCAAAGTCTGCTTTAGTTTTTGGCTTGGGCAATGGCCCTTTTTGCACATTCGTTGGCATGGGCCTTCCGCCCAAGATTGCCTGAAGCTCATCAGGTGTACCGCTAAAGAAGCCACCATTAGGAAGGTTCACAGAAATCTTTTCACGATCGCGCTTCAAAGCTTCTTTGAACTCAGGGCTTCCAGGCTCTAAACCTTCTGCGATTAAGTTTTTAATAATCGAAGTGTCTAGTTTAACGTCTGTGCCAAAAATCTTCTCATGCGCCTCACCGCCACCATAATTGTATATGATGGTCGATAGCACAGCTTCCCGCGCCTTGGGGTCTGTGGTGGTGTTGTATGTGGCCTTAGCGCGTTCAAATGTCTGAGCTAGGGCTGGACGCTTTGAGTTCTTCAACGCCTCAATGCGCTCATCAAATAGCTTATTTACATCTTCCGGCCTATTTTCTCGATTGAGAATAAAGGCAGTTTGCGATGCTTCAAGAATGGCTTTTTGATCGCCTTCGTCCATCATCTTGCGATAGCCTTCAACTTGCTCTTTCGCTTCTGGGTACTTCAGATAGAAGCTAGCAAAAGATTGCGTGTCTGGCTTTTCCATAAGCGCAGCCAAGTCCGTTTGGAGGCTTTTCTGCCTTTCAAGCTTTGCTCGACGGTCTTGCTCCGCACGTTGCAGCGCAACAGATTCCAAGAATATCTGCCTTGGATTGGAGGCAATAGAGTAATCTCTAGCCATTAAAATAATCCCTTGCCTATGCCGCCAACTTCACCAAGTATGTCACTGAACATTTTGCCCCGTGCCAAAGCGCCACCAGCTTGTGCTTCGCCACGCTTTCCAAGAAGCTCCGCAATGCTACTAGCAGCACTCATGCCAGATGCACCAACACCAGCCGCAGATTGTTGACCAAGTTGTGTCAAACCACCCAAGCGGCTATATTGCTGCTCAAGGAACTGATTCAACAATTGAGGACGGAACTGCGCTAATGCGCCTTGAACATTGCCACCACGAAGTCCGCCAGTTGCCGATGCGTTCTGCAAAATGGCTTCTTCTTGCTGCCGTGCCAACCCCTGAAAGATGGGGTTTTGCTCTTGCTCAGTGAAATATTCTTGCTGCTTCTGGGGGCCATAAAGCCCTAATGCCGCCATTTGCGCTTGCAGAGCAGGGCCACCAGCCTCAGTGTATGGTTGCAGTAACGTCCGCAGTTGTTCGCGTGCCGCACGGGTTTCTTCAATACCAGCTTGCAGTGAAGCAGCCTCAATGTTGGATGCTTTTTTAGCGGCGCTACCCTTTATTAAAGAGCCGCCAATGCTAGTCGCAGCGGCTACACCAGTTACTGGATCAGGCATCAGACATTTCCTTCATATATTCCTCAAGGCTTTCACCATAAAGCTTTAGCACAACATGACCTATTTCCATTGCTGCCTGTGTGCCGTGAACCAACTGCACCGTAGCAAGAACAATATCATAATATCCAGCACGCCAAACAAAACTGGTAGCGCACGCATTCCCAGATAGTTCAACAGTGTCAGACGCCTTCCACTTTAGGATTGCAGTGCTGACAAGGGGAAGTAATACTAAAGCATGAACTTGATAGAATGGGTTTGACGGCAATCCTATCAAAGCAGCCCAAATTGCCATGTCAGCATCGTCACGGTCTATCTTATCGCCATCAACAATGTCATCAAAAAGCTGAACAACTTGCCATAGGTCAATTAGCCACTCAACGGCATCTTCGGGCAAAGCTAATGCTTCCACAAAGTTCCGACGCAACCAGTATTCAGGCGTTCCGCTTTTAAGCATATTAAGCTCTCTGCTATTGAGCTACAGGCTGCTCTTAAACGCTCTGTAGCCAAACCATAACACAATCAATCTTCAAATTCAAACTCTCGTTCTTCCCACGCTTGACAAGCACGAAGATCATGACAAATAAAACTGAATTTGTGACAATAACCACGGAATCCAGCGTCAACATCCCAATCGTTCCAAGGTATCTTGTCCATCTTGGCTTGTGTCAAGGTGCTGTTGTCGTAATATTCGCAGTTGGAGCAGCGGCGGCGACGAGCTTCTTCTTCGTCCACTTGCCACGCATTAGCTAGTGCTGACCAGTATTCAGGGTTAGCACCACGCTCATTGCTGGGATTCTCAGGGCCAAGCATCCAGTCATCAATGACCATCTTGGTGTTCTTCTTGTTCTCAGCAGTCGTGATGAATGGTTCGCTTTCACGAAGCCCATCGAAACCTTCGATAATAAATGCTGGCTTTTTCATTAGCTCACGAGCCTCCCAGATGCGCGAATGTTGATGGCTGAAGCTGTGCCAGCAATCGTTGAAATGAAACCCGCTGGCGGGAGAACGTGTCCAACCAATTCAGGGAACGTATAGGTTTCCGCTGGCAGAAGCGTTTTGGTCTTGACAATCAAGTTGTCATTTCCTGTGCTTCCAGAAGCAGCCACAAGGTTGACGCTGATTGTAGCTGCACTGGCGCTGTAGTTAGTCGCTGTGAACTTATCGATGATCGTCTGCACGCCGCTCGACGTATATTGCGTTGTTTGCGTGTTCTCTGCTGTCTTGGCAGGGATGATATTACTAATAGATACGGCCATATCTTATTCCTTAATACAGCAAGTTGTTAAACGAGGCGGCTTGCATAATAAC